ATAGTGCAGTTGCACATGCCATTAGTAAGTCATCATTGTAACTAGTTTGTGCTTGAGCTTTACCATTTTTCCAAACGAATACTCTCATTTCACCCATTAATCGCTTTGACTGTACGGTAACACCTTTTTCCCTTATATATTCCATCATTTTAGCTATAACTAAGGGCCTAGTTCTCATTGACATAGTGAAGCCTGGTACTAGTTTGTCTCTTTCATATTTAGCCATATATGATTCTACTGTATCCATTTGGTTTCTAGGACTGTAGTAAAGATTACGGTACTGTCTTTCCATTACTTGTTCTATAGTAGCCCATCCTATATTAGCGTTTTCTACAACTAATAAAGCGTCATTATACTCAGCTGCTACTGCTACCAGAACATTTCCAAAATCTTTAGGAGATAATTTACCTTTATATTCACCTACCTGTACACAGGTTTCAATATCAAATACGTGAAAAGCTGAGTAATCTGCTGAATCTCCTCTAGCTACATCGGCTACTACCATATAAGATTTTGAGTAATCAGGTTGTTCCCAAATCCATAAATTACCATCAACTCCTCTTTTTTCAACAGGGTCTTTTTGATAAGTCTGTTCGTAAAAAAGTAAATCATCCGGCTCAAAAACAGTATCTCCTGATGCTAGAAAATCGCAATCACATTCCTGACCAGCCATTCGAGGTCCTAAGTCTCGATCTTGCTGATCTCGCCATTCATCATTTCTTTCGGGATGAACGGTCCACGGTAATCTTATAGGTAAAAAACTGTTTTCCCCTGATTCTGCTTTTTCCCAAGTTTGGTGAAACCAATTTCCAATTCCGTTAGGAGTTGATAAAGCCATACACTGTCCACCCGTTGCTAACGTTTGTTGCGCAGCTGTAAAGGTTTCTGCAATATTATCTATAAACGCTGCTTCATCTATTAATAACAGGGAAACAGCTTCTGATCTTGCTGCATCTGCGTTAGAAGATTTAGCTGTAATTTTAGAACCGTTTTTAAGTCTTAATGATAATTTATTCTTTTCTACGGCAGGTAAACGTAACCACTTAGGTAACTGGTCGTACATAAACATTGTTTTAGAAACCAAGTTTCTTGCTGTTGCCTGTGTAGTTGCTAATGCTAATACATTTTTATCTTTATGAAAGAGCATTAACCATAAACTATATGCTGCTGCTAAAGTAGAAATACCTAACTGTCTAGATTTAAGAGTAATAATATAGTCATTATCCCTGAATAAATGTAGGACTTCTGACTGAAAAGGGTATAAATTAAAAAGAATTCTACCTCTAGTAGGATGCTGTATATAGCAGTACTTTTTCATAAAGTACGACGGATCCTTAGCACATTTTAAAAACTCTTGTGCTATTATTTTTTTAATATTCTGTGCCATAACTTTTATATATCTAGATCATTATAATCTATAGTAAGGTTATTCGCTCTAGATGTTACTTTATTTTTAACTGATATAGGTACAGTTCTTATAGTGATACCCCTACCTACATAACCATCTGTCTGTGATGCTTTTGATGCATTTCTTTCAAACTGTATAATAGGTTTATCATCATCGTCAAAGTCACTAACCTCTTTATATACTTTAGTTGAAGTAATAGTTAGTACTCCCTTATTAAATTTAAAATCATCGTCCTCAAAAGTACGTTGTACTACTGATACTTTATCAGATCCGAATGCCATAGTTTCAAAATCTAATCCTGGTGCATTGATTACATGAATTCTACCGTATGGTAAGTTATTTTTTGGATTCATCATAACTAGCACTCTAGGGTTATCTTTATCTGAAATTAATTTCAAATCACTTCTTTTACCTTTATATGCATCACCCATTACTTTATGAAAAATATCTCCATGGGTTTTCATTGCTGAAGACCATCTAAATGGGCCGTCTTTTTTTATGGAAATACCCTTGTCACCACCTGATGTTAAAAGTTTTATATCAGCTTTTTTATTTCCTCCGCTTTCTCTTCCTACTCCTACTGCCCCAGTAACACCTTTATATTCTAAAGATTTATTTGAACCTTTAAATATAACTGTAATCTGTCTTTCAAGTTCAGCTCTTTCTTTTATTTTTCTAACTACAATATCCTCATTATCCAATCCAGCATCACCAACAGACGTTTGAGCTTTATGAATAATTTCAATTCCTTCAGGTGTTTTAAAACCTCCTGCACTGGAGCCTCTGATCAAATCTTTTTCGTAACCTAAATCTTTTAGTGAATTAAATACCTCTTGCCTAGGTCTATCAGTATATACTATAATTCTATTTTTTGCATGAGCTTTTATTTCATCATCTTCAAGACCTAATTTTTTAATAAGTTCTTTACCTAATTTTTGTGCTTCAGGTGAAAGGTATTCTATAGGTTTTTTTCCTTCAAATAAGTCAATTCCAAATAAAGACTCAAATATCCTTACATCATCTCTATTGTTGATATCAGGGTATCCTTTTTTGGTCCTATAAGACCATTCTAATATGACTTTATCTATAAGATTCATTTATCCTTCTTCTCCTGCTTCGAAATCTATTTCTTCTCCGCCTAGGTCTTCTCCACCGCCTTCTTCTCCTCCGGCTGCTCCTGCATCATCAAATGCTGCTTCTTCGCCTCCACCTTCTTCACCGGGGAAGTCTGCTCCGCCTCCGCCTCCGCCAAAGTCTGCTTCGCCGCCTTCGCCGCCTTCTTCACCAGCTCCTTTTAAAGGTGCTTGTTGATAGAGTTTAGATAATTTATCTAAAGCTTGTTGAAAATCACTTATATTTCCAAGCATATACCTTTTACCTAATATTTGAGCTTGGAAATTTTTACCGGTCCATTTTAACGTAAAATCTTGACCGTTTACTAAATTTACTTTAAAAGTAGTAGGTTTAGGTGATACCCAATCTATAGTATCTACAAATTCTTTAAAATCCTCAGTCATAAGTTTAACTAAAGTATTTTTTAAAGTTGGAAATTTGCTTAACATTTGATCAGTAGCATCTTCTAATACTGTCTGTTCACTAGCTTTTTCATCCCCTATTGGATCTTCTGGTTTAGGTTCATCAGCTTCTTTTAAGACTTCCAAATAAGCTTGTTCAACTAAATATTTAAATCTACTTACTTTCATATTATTTCTTTTTCTTTTTATACCCTTTATGCCAGTGTTCGTTTTGAGTAATTATTTTTAACTCGTTGACCGGAATATCTCTTACTACTTTTCTATCTTTCTTAAAAACCACATCGTAATGAGTTACTACATACTTATTTCCTTCTTTAATTAAGGTATGTTTTTCTGGTATACACATTCCATGGCCGTAAGTTTCGTGAACTACATGAGCAGCACAGTCGTGTTTGTAACCTGGTGCTGATTCATGAAAAGAATCTATGGCAAGATTATGAATTAAATCAGGGTTGTCATCTGTAAGTTCTTCTAGTTCACTATCGGTTAATTTACTACCATCTTCAAATTCAGCATATACAGCAAATGCATCTGCGGTACCATCATCATATCCTTGAGATTTATCTACTCCATCTACTTCTATAGTCCCAATATCAACTGCTTTACCGTTGATAATTAGTGCATTTTCATCTTCATTTATTGCTTCACTTACTCCCTTACCTAATCCAGGTAAGTTACTAAGATCTTGTATATATTGATCAGTTTTAACAACTATTTTACCTAACACCTCAGTTTCTTCTCTATCACGTCTATCGGCTGCTTTCTTAGTAATCTTAATTAATGTTAATAGAGATACTTCAGGATTAAAGTCTGGATCTTTATCTTTAAAGTTGCTATTATAATACTGTTTTTGATGTATTCTATAGTCTTCACCTTCATGCTCTAAATTATGATATTGAAGATGAACAAACATTGGAGCATATTGCCCCATTCTAGCTTTGATACCACTCTTATCATGTGCTTTTAAAGCTTCTATGGCATCGTTTTCACTAGCTACTCCTTTAGGTAGTAGGTCTGCAAATAACTTTTTAGTAAACATATCTGGACTTTTTTCATTAGCATCATCTATTACTCCTGATCCTGTGAATGAACGGTCTGTATATTCTTTTAACTGACCTTCTCCTACAAAACCGCCTGTTTGTATTTTAATACCGTAATGATCTGCTAAAGCTTCTATTACTTCTAGTGCTTCTTCTTGTTCTGAGAATTCACTATCAATAGCTCTATCTCTTATTAGGTTAATAAAATCTTGTAAAGCACCAACTCTTTCGTTAATATTTTCTAATCTCATATCTAGGTAACCTGTATTTGCAAGTACTTGATAAATAAGATGTACTGCGTCCATTTCATCATAGCCGTACTTTTGTGCTACACCAGAAATAAATCTTTTAACGTATTTTTCTGCTTCAGGATTTATATTAGCTTCCCCTACTACCTTAGTATCTGGGTTGATGCCCCCTGCTCTGTAGATAGATGCTCTTTCATGAGATGCTAGTCCCATTTTAATATATTTCATAACTAGTTCTTTTTTATCTTCCGGAACATCAACATTATCGATGTCTGGTTGAAGCAATGTCATTAAATCTTTTTTTAATGCCATATTAGCATTTTGACCTTGACCTTTGTACTTATCGTATATACTACCTATTTCTTTTTTATTTTTATTTAAGATATCTAAAGCCAGTCTAGGATAATTAGGTATACTCTGTTGATATTTTTTAATTAAGTCTGATTCTTCTTTTATTTCTTGACTATTACCGAATTTATCTGCAAGAAACTTTAATGTTTTTTCTTCTGACCAATTCCAATGGTTCATTATATAGTCTACTAATTCTTGTCCTTTTAATTCCATTTCGTTATCTGTTCCTTCAGCGAATAGGTCTAAATTAGTATCAGCTATCACTATATCGTTAGCTTTTAAGTCCATCATAGCATCGTAGGCAGTAGTTTCGTCATTAAAGTAATAAGTATCTGAACCGCTAAATTCAACTTCTTTTCTGTATTTATCGTCAAGTATTCCAATAGCCTGTCTAGCATCTCTAATGTCTACTTTTAAGTAATACATACCTTCAGGAGCTTCAGATAATTGTAATTTAATTCCAACTTGTTTAGCCGCTTTTTCAACTTTACCTTTTAAATCTTTTCTATCTTGACCAGAAGATTTTTTGTACATATCTAACATTCTCAGATATTTTTGCCTATCTGTTTCTTCTTCGTTTAGAGATTTAAAGTGTTTTAGTAATTCATTTTTTAATACATCTACATTAACTATAGGCTCTCCTGAGGGTTTAACTCCTACGTCAACTAAATCTTTATCAAAAGAAAAATCTACTAAATGTAACCTATCTTCTCTAATATCAAAAGTAAATTCGTCTTCAAAATCGTTTTTATATTTTACATATACATCAAAAGTATTTTCTTGAATATGATGAGCTTTAATTGTTTCTATTTCATCACCTGCTTCTCTCAAAGCTTCGATTAATGCTTTTCCTACTTCTTTTGCTATTGCTTTAGTTTCTTTAATTGAAAAAGTTATTCCTTCTTGTTCACTAGTAAGTTTGACTTTAACTCCGTCTTTAGCTAGATCAGCAGCTTTTTTTTCATCGTCAGTCGCAACGAATCCATCATCTCCCATTTCTTCTTCTTTAATAGTAATTTTATCTTTAGCCATTATATGTGTAAGTTTTATATAGGTATATAAATAAATAGATTAATCTTCCCAAATAACATTTTTAAAGTTTTCTGGAGATAATCCAAAATAATCAGTTCTCCACTGTGTTTGCTCAAAAAAATTAAGATTATACCATTCGTCTTTTTTATTCCATAAAGTTTTAGCAATATCATCCCAATCATTTTTAAGCATAAACTCTTCGATTTCTCCTTTTTTATCTATTACTGCATTAAAGTTAAATGAATCCCATTCATAATGAAAAACTTCGAATACTGCGTTCTCGGATACGTAGTCTATAGAAATATCTATACCCCATTTAGGTTTCATTTTGATAAGTTTATACAACATAGGGTTAATTTTAGCTATTTGTAACAACTGTTCTCTAGCATCTTTATCAAACCCTTTTCTCTCAAATAGATCAGAATGATTTATATGAGCTCCTTCTCTTTTATCCCAAACTAACCAATCGTACCTTAGACAATCTTCATGCCTTCTTTCAATTGGCTTATATCCGTTGTACTGTAAATATGCTTGTTCAGCTTTAGTTAAATGATATCCGTTCTGATCAAATAAGTCTACGCTATCCTTATCTATTAAAGTATCAATATCTAAAGTAGGTACTGTAAAATAGCTCTTCTTATTAAGTTTATTATTTGTTAATATCATTGACAGTGGTAATTTAAATATCTTTGTAAAGCTTTAGCGTAATGTGTACCTTTGTTTTTAAGTTTACTTTTTGCTGATCTAACTTTTGAGCACGATAGATCACCTAATCGTTTTTTTAGTATACCTGGTTTAACTGGGTCATGTACGCTTTTTTCATATAGTACATCTAAAACTATTTCTTTCATTTTGGATTTCTTTAATGAAGTACCTGCTTTTTTTGCAGCTTTATAAGCTTTAGAATTTTTATGAGAAGATTTTTCGCCTCTTTTCTTTTTAGCATTAATATTAGCCCATAAACTTTCGTTTTTAGCTTTTTTTAATCTTTGAGTTTTTTTCTTAGAAGATTCTTTTCTTTGCTCAGCATAATCTAATGCTGTTTTTAATCTTTTCTTAACTGCAGGATCTTTTGCTCTACCGTATGCCGCTCTTACTCTTTGGTGAATTAAATTAATTACTTGAGATTGACGAGCATGAGATTTAGATTTAAATGATTTTTTATTTAAAGTATCTACTATATCTTGTCTTGAAGAAAATTTTACTGAGACTGTATCTTTAGGGTTTTCATCGGTGTATAACCTACGGTCAGAACCTTTAGGTTTTTTACCAGTACCTTTTTTTGGGTCAGCTTCCTGTAGTAGTTCTCTAACTATATCTACGATTTCGTCTTTTTTAGCTAAATAAGCAGCTACAGCCATTTGATCTTTCTTTTTTTTAGACTTACCTTTAAATTGAGGTGCATCAGATTTTCGAAAGTCTTTAATATAATCTCCTGCGTCAGCTTTTTTTCCTAATGGCATAATAAATTATTTTAAAGGACCGCCTCCGACCCATGCATCGCATGATCTAGCACCTGCACATTTAAACCAGAAAAATTCGCAAAAACCTATATTAGATTGTTTAACTATCTTTTGACCCTCATCTCCTATTGCTTTAGCTATTTTTTTAAGAGTAGCAGGCTTTTGATTAAAAGCAGAACAATTAGAACATCTTGAAGTCTTAGCGTGTTCTACTGTTGTATCCCACATTTCAGCTTTATCTTCCCAGAATTTTTTAGAACCTTTTTCGTCGTTAGGATTAAGAGGACCGTATCTGTATTCTTTTACTGTTACGTTTCTACCTAATGTATTAAGATCTAGGTCTTGAATAGAATCCATTGGATCTACTTTTTTACTACCTAAAGCTTTTTCTTTATTCAATGCTGCTGGAGTATTATTTTTACCGTAATCTGATAGTTTACCTTCAAGCACTAAGTCTTTAATAAGTTTAATTATCTTCATTATCTTTATTAATTAGTTTTTGGTAATTTTCTTCTGCTGTTTTCCAACATAATACTTTAAAAAAATCTTTGATATAGCTAGCTCTTTTACTTTTATGTTTTAGGTAGTATGCATGTTCCCAAACATCCATACCTATAATAGGATCTCCCTTTATTTCAGAGTAGCTCATTAATGGATTGTCCTGATTAGGAGTACTATGTATCTTTAGTCCATTACTAGTAAGAGTCAACCAAGCCCATCCGGATCCAAATTGTCCTGTACCTGCGTTTGTAAACTCTTCTTTAAACTTTTGATAAGAACCAAAAGCTTTATCTATATCTTCTTTTAATTGGCCGACGGGATTTGTTGTAGCATCTGGGGATAGTAAGTTAAAGTAGAGGGTATGGTTATATGCTCCTCCAGCATTGTTTCTTACTTTATCGTCATATTTTTTAATATTAGATAAGATTTCTTCTATACTTTTAGCTTTACCTTTCATAGCATCGTTAAGCTTAGTTACGTATCCTTTATGGTGCTTAGTATGATGCTCTCTCATAGTTTCTTCATCAAAATGAGGCTCTAGAGCATTATAAGCATAAGGTAATGAGGGTAAAGAAAACCCTTTAGCTTCTAACAGTATGTCAGACATTTTCATCGTACTTAGTTGAGAATTAACTTTTACTTTTCTATCAGCATAATTTTCTGCAAAAAATTCTTCATCATCAAGAGAAGTGATTTCGAAAGAATTTTCCCCCACATCTATAAAAAGTGTAGGAGATTTATCAGTAGCCGGGTCAATGCTAATATCGTCATTTAGGAGTACATTATCGTCGATTCTTTTATCAACATACTCTATAAGCTCTTTCACTGTTAATTCATCCTCATCCTCTACATAGTCTCCGTAGTATTCTACTTTAACCATATGATCTTCATGAGGAAAAAAATTAAGAATAGCCTGACTTATTTTCTTTCTAAGAGCATACGTTTCTTTAACTTTAGCGTAAGAAAGATTTTTGATATCATCAAAAGTTGCTTCTAACAATATGTCTGTAATTTTTATCATTTTTCTTTTTTCCATATTTCACCTCTTCTACATCTAACTACTGCTCCTGAAGCATATGCAGAAGGCCAAGTATCGTATTTGCGTTTAGCTATACGAGTACACCTATCATCTTTTTTCTCATTTAAATCATCATCAGTATAAGCATCATACCTATCTTCGTCACTCTGTGCTACATTTAGCATATCATTTAAATCGTAATCATCTTTGAATTTACCTTTAGGGAAAGTAATAGCATTAGGTAGATCATCACCTCTTTGAATATGTAATTCATAATCTTGTCCTTCTTTGTAATTACTCCTTAAGTGGTCGACTACATTTTGAATAGCATCTAAATCGTACCCAAAAGTAACTTTATTATTTTTTATTTCATGAATCATACCTACTACTAAATTAGTAAAATCTTCTTTAGTTACAGGTCTATAACCTGAACCAAATGGTGCTGATTTTCCATCATGTTTATATGAAGGATCTAAATTTTCTTTTTTCACTGTTGCTTTTTTTGTATTTTTCACGACTGTCTTTCCTTTACTTCCTGCTTTCTTTTTCTTGGCTGCAGTAGCGGCTCTTTGACCTTTTGTTAAACTTTGAGCTTTTGCTTTTGGTAGGCACCTATCGGGATTTTTCTTATCTTTAGACGTACCGCAAGGGCCAGCTATATTACCAGAAGAAGAGATGCGTACCCACTTCTCTTTCTTAAACCAGTCTCTTAAAGATTCCCTTATGAGTTCTCTCATAAAAGCATATGTATCTGAAGAAATTTTCTTTTTTTTTGCCATTATAAAACTCTCTGTTAAAATAGTTTATTTATAAATAGCTTATTTTAAGTGTTCTGAGAGATTAGACATATACTCTTTCATATTTTTAATAAAATTCATATCTTTAGTAGAATTAGACTTCCAATCTTCTATAGCTCCGTCTTCAGTTACGAAAGTTGCACTAGTGTTAACTAACTCTTTTGCCCAGTCCTCTATATCGTTAATGAAAGCTTTGATATTGCCTTGCATCATACGCTTTTCATACTGTTCGTATAAGCCTGCTTTTCTTAATTGTCCTTCCATCTTAACAGTACAGGGGTCAAAACAAAAACCATGAATTTTATACATTTTTTTATTTAACCAATGTTTCATAGAACCACCACATTTAGGACATCTTAAGGGTATTCTGAGTGATTTTTTAGCCTGATCTAACTTAGTAATATTCTGTCTAATACCATTCTTGATAGTCCATTTACGACCGTCTTCTTCCCAGATATCTCCTTCATTATATTTTTTGTACGATTTCTTATAACCAGTCTGTTGTTTAGTAGAAGAAGAAAAATCTTTTTTTACTAAGTTCCTTACTCTTTCGACATCTGATTTTTTAAATTCTTTTTTTAATACTGAATCGTTATTCATAACCAAGTTCCATAAGTTTTTCTATTACGTGATCTACATTACCATTTTTACATCTAATAGCTATACCTCCTTTAGCTGCCCATTCGTTAATGTTGGACTTTTTATCATCTATTAATATACTATTTTCATTAGCATACCTTTGTTTATCAGCTGAATAAGCAAATATAACTTTAGGTTTAGGATTTAAATTATTCTTTACCCATAAGTTTTTTCCTAATCTCGAATTATTATCTCTAGAAGGAGAAGTTAATAAATCAGGTTTATAAGGAGAAATAAAATTCCATAATCTTTCCCCTTGAGGCATCCATGACATACCTACCCAAAATCTTACTCCAACTTCTACGTCGATGAGATTCCAAAAACCACCTATTCCATTTTTCTTTTCGTAGTCCTTAGGGGACATACCAGTAAAATATTCGAATCTTGATTCAAAATCAGTAAGTACTCCATCCATATCACAGTATATTTTATATGGCGGTACTTCTTTTTGCTCTGGAAGCGGATATGCTTCTAATAAATCTACAATACTTGTATTCATATAACCTTTATTTTAATATAGTTTAATATGTAATATAAGAAATTTCATACAATTATCCAACTTTTTTAAGTATTTTTTACTGAATCTTCCCAGTTTCTAAAGGTTATATTACCTTCTAGGTAAGCTTCTTTTTCCAACTCTAGTAATCTTTCGTCTTGGTTGGTATTAGTAGTGTTTATATTACCTAATCTACCTTCTAAATTTTGTTTATGATGAATCATTTCATGAACAAAAGATCTCATTACGTCTTTTGGGTGTCTGCCTTCAACGTATAAAACTACTTCCTTAGAATCAGGGGTATAGTAAGCAGTTTTACCAAAAAAATCTGAGGATTCTTTAATATCTTTTTTAATTTTTATTTCAGGTAAAGGGAGTATATTAATACCTTCATCTATCATATACTCTAATATAGAGCCCATGTAAGGAGTGTAGTCAAAACTTATATTGAAATCTTCTCCTTTATTAGTTATAGTGATATTATCCTGATTAAAATTAATATGAAAAAGATCATCACCTAATTCATGCCTTAATTTACTATATAGAGAAACTAAATTTGCTCTATCTTCAGATCTCTGTACGCTTTTATGAGCTACGTGAGTACCTGAGGAGCCTTCTGTAGTTTCAAATATACTATTAAGTTTACTGTTAAGCTGATTTTCCATTTCTTCAGCTATAATACTGCTTTTTAACATTTTCATTATTTTTAAAATATCATCTCTACTTATTTCTTTGGGAAAAAAGTCAATTACTTGATCTAGATTACCTGAAAGTAGTGCTTTTCTAAAGTCTGTTGCTCTAACGTTTGAATTAGTACTAGCCGGTATTACCAGCCCTTCAACATTTTTTCTATTTTTAAAAGTAGTTACTCTTTTTAAATCTACTAAATCCTCTTCTGATCTAATACCTGTTATAGCGTAAAAATTTTTATCTTGATTACTTTTTGCGTAATCTTTTGCAGTAATCATTGGATTACTACCTCCATCGACTATTTCTATATTACTGAGGTATTTAGAATAAATATTCCATACTTTAATAGATTCTTCTATAGAAATACCGTTTCTTACCCCACCGCTAACAAAAATTACTACCTTTTCAATTGGTTTTACACTACCTTCTGAGCCTTTAAGTGCTTGAACACCAGCATCTAAGTAATTTTCAATACTGTATTCTCTACCTCTATGATTACCGTTAAGTAAGCTTTTTACTACTTCAAAGTGTCCTCTATGAGGTGGTTTAAAAGCTCCGGGGTATAATGCTATCATGTCAAAAACTTTTGTACTTTTTTATCAATATCAGCTACAGAAGAAGATTTAAGTAATTTTTGAAAATCAGAGCTAAATAACATTTCAGCTATATTTTCTAAAACGTCATCACTTCTCTTTTCGCTTTTAGCTTTACTATCTCTAAATTTATCTCGAGCTTTAATTAACTGGTCATCACCTGGTCCAACACCGTTTTTTTGGTAAAATTTTAAAAATTCTTTTTTTATAGCTTTATCTTCAGATCTATGATCTCTATCATAATCTATATCAGCTACTGCTTTATTAAAAGCTTGCTCTTCTTCAGAACTCATATTAACAGGAGTAAAAAAAGATGATTTACCTGTACCCGTTTTTTCGTTATAGGATTTAAGGAATTCTTTTATTCCATTAACTCCTCTTTCGCCTGCTTTATTAAAAGCTTCAATTTCCTTATTAAATTTACCTCCTCTATCATTTATAAAAATAGATAGATTATCCCCTAACATATCTTGATACTGACTTATCAGTTGGTATACGTTTCTCCAAGTTGAAAACACTGCTACTGCAGGTAATGCTCTTTTTCTTCCGAAATTAGATACATATGAAATCATAGGATGAGCATATACCATAATCATATATACATCATACCCTCTATTTAAAAGGTCTTGTATTTTAGAAGGATTAGAAGCCGTAGTATCCCAAACGAAACTAATTCCTGTTTCAGCTGCCGCCTCCACGTCTTTGGCTACTTGTGCTGATGCTGCTCCTAGATTGTTGTGGAATCGATGTTCCGGATCCTCCACGTACTTGTCTGGGTTGAACTGTTGGAGTGAAGTTAGATCTAGTTGTTGAAGGAGGTAAGACTTGCCTGTTCCTCCCCCCCCGGCCATTACTATTGCTTTGGGGTTTCCAATTTGTTCTTGTATTAGGTTTAATAACTTGATCATTATTATTTATTACTAGTGGTTTATTATAATTAGTTGTGTTTAAAGTGTTTCTTGTTCTCCTATTGGTATTGAGCACAGATTGTATATTATTGGATACTATATTAGTTCTATACCCGTTAATATAAGATCTACTGCTGCCTCTTCGACTTGAATTCCATACAACATTATACCCTTGATTATTAAAAGGACCGTTATACCAATTATTATTCCAATTATTCCATGGACTATAGGGTCTATTCCACCCATAGTAGTTATATGGTCTATTCCAATTATACCAATTGTTCCATCCCCAAGTATGATGAAAGGGATAGTTAAATGCCCAATCATTCCAAAACCAGTTACTGTTAAAGTAAATATCAAATCTATTATACGGTCTCCAAATACCTTCTAATCTTGGATTATTCCAATACCATGTATAAGGTTGTTGCATTGCATAAGTTGCAAAATCGTATCTGAAATTAAAGTCGTTTCTAAGTTTCCATCTTAAATCAGAAAGAGATGTAATTGTGTCAACTTGTACATTAGATGATCTGTATATACTGTTAACTTGTCCTGCGGTACTTAACGATGTATATTGCCATTGAACACCACAACTAGATAAGGTAATAAAAAGAAATAGAAGTAGTGCTAGTTTTTTCATAATTTTATAGTTGTTGGATAACTCTTATAAATAGGTTTAGTATTAGGGTTATCTAACAAATAAAGTTTATATATAGTTTGAAATAAATCAAAATTATAATCTATTTCGTCAATAGTTTTTATTTGCCATCCTTTTCCCTGATATACTCCTTTCTTTTTAGAAGCAGACCTAGTACTAGCTTTTAACCAAATTATTCCTGTTCTTTGTATTTTTATTCCTTTCGTCTCTTCAATTGCTTTAGCATATGCTGCAAGTTGTAAGTTATATGATCTATGTAAATTATTTGATGTTTTTAGATCTAATAACCAAATTTCACCGTCTATTTCTACTAATAAATCAGCAGTGCCGGCATATTTAAATTTATCTGAAAATACAAATTCTTCAGTAGATATTAGTTTAGGTTTGCAGGTAGACCAAAAATCATAAAATTTTAAGATCATTTCCCAAACTATTTGAGAATATTTAGCATTACCGTAATCGTCCATCCAATTAACTTCTTTACCTAAAACTAATGCTTCAGCAGCTTCATGAACTTGAGTACCTTCTTTACCTGCTTTTCTCATTATTAAGTCAGCATTGTGTCCAACATCTTTTAACCAGTTATCAAAAAATTTGTTTTTTGGCATATATTGAAGAATAGTAGTAACTGATGGGTAGTAAACTCCTTCATCTCTTTTGTAAACTCTTCGGTCTAGAAAATTAATCTGTTTAAGTTCAGGTTTAAAATTTAATCTATTTTTAGAATTTTCTTTTAGTATATTCGTACCTTGCCTTATCATATGGCTTGCATTTTGTGCAGCATTAGACCAGATAAGTCTAATTCTTCTGCTGTTTGTATATGACGAGTAAAAGCTTTAAAGCCCATCTCGCTGGGGTCTTTTTCTTTGAGATCAACTAGGAAGATCCTCTTACCTAGGTTAAGTAGTTTTTCAGATATTTCTAATGCATCTTTTTGTGCATCTTTATCTAAAGCTATATAAATGTCTTTTACATTGGATGTAATAATTTTTTTTATTAATGAAGGAGATAAACTCTTTCCTAAAATAGGTATAGCATTCCTACGAATAGCTATCGCATCAAATACTCCTTCGCATAGAATTATAGGTTGATTCCAATTAATTAAATTTTCGAAAAATATTATGTCTTTGGTAGATTGCGGATTTTTGTACTTAAAATAAGAGTTTTCGTAAGTTCTTCCAATAAAATAGTTGAGCCTATTGGATGAAGAATAGCTTGGGATAATGATTCTTCCTCCATAGTCTCCAGTTGTTGTGTATCCAACATTATATTTAATAAAATCATTTTTGGTAAATCCTCGTTCATGTAGATATTTTTTAATCTTATTAGCTATTATAGAACTTTGAGTTGCAGTTGTTAATGGTTGGAATTCTTTTGGTAATTCAACTGCTTCTTCATTTTTGTAATTATACTTTTTACCTTTTTTTACATATTTTAAAACTTCTTGACCTTCTAATTTAGGAAGTTTAAGTTGTTTTACTAGAGAGTATATACTCTGACCTCTAGTTTTACACACCCAACATTCCCAAAAATTCTTACCTTCATCGTTAGTAATTAAATTAATTTCTAACTTAGGTTTACGATGGTTGCAAAAAGGACAATGAAAAGCGTGATTATTTCTAGCTCTTTTATGACTTCTTCCTAATATATTCTCTAAAGCACCTAATAAAAAGGTATAGTCCATACTTTATAGTTAAATATTAATATATGAAAAAATATTAAGAATAACAACTATACGTCAGTCATTTTTATTTTGCCGGATTTAGGATGCACCATGAAATTATCTGGTCTAATATCTAATTCATCAGGGGGAATGCCGTAATTAAGTGCTTCTTTTTCTAGATTTTGTAAAAACTTTTCCGGAATATCTCCTTTGTATTCCCCCATAACCTCCATTGTAATGATACCTAATTTATCGTTTAATCTTTCTACATTAAAAATATAAACAAAATTATTAGTTTTTTTACCTTTAATTTTTTCAGCATGGTCTAGTTCTATAGAGTCTGTGGTTACTTTCACAGCTTTTCCGTTAAGTAAGTAGACAGAGCCGTAGTCTCCTGAACCTAGGTATTTTCCTCCCTGATCTTGTATTTTATCTATTTCGCGATTAAAATCAGGATCATATTGAAGCGGGCCCTCTAATATGATTTGTGAAAGTTTCATCTACCTTGTCCTTTATAAGATTTTTTATAGTTTCTACTATTTTTTAACTTAGATGTTTTGCTTTTTGCATGAACACCGGGTCTTTTTTTACTTTTAGAACCTACATAATCATTGAGAATGATTCTTGCCATTTATAATTTGATTATTTTTAATTTTAAATCTTTGGTGCCTTTTATCAACCTATGGTATACACCCTTTCTAATAAATAGTCGCTTAAGACTCTCCGGCTTATTATTATCGTATTGAAATTTCCAATCAGTCTCTTGAAGTGGTTCGATAATACGATCTTCTCTATCTCGATGCCAAACTAGATCATCTTCAGTAAGGTCTTTACTAAAGGTTCTTATTTCCCCTTTTTCTATATATGGTCTACCAGTATCCACTAAAATTCTTAGAACCTCCCAATGATTTCCAATAACGACCTATGTTACATGACCAATAGCCAGGTTTTGTTTTATCTTTTTTCTGTGCGCATTTATGTCTTGCAGCAAATGAAGCTCTTGCTCCTGGTTCATTAAGTTTAACGGATAAATTTCCACTATCACCGAAATTTACTTTTTTAACGTTACCTGTTTTAGGGTTTTTAACATAAACGTAAAACTTTTTAGGGCCACCTCTCTTAGGTTTATTCAATGCTACATCTTTACCTTTGTATTCAGCTTCACCTACCATTGGAAGATCTAAAGGAACTTTTTCGCCTTCAAAAACTCCATATTCTCCTATGTCGGTATTTTCTATAAGATCAACATCTTCTTCATTAAGCTGTATATAACCGTCTCTCCAAGCATCTCTTGCTTCAGAAAATAATTGTATAAAGCTATCGCTTGAATAGCGGTAGACATTTTCTTTTAAAGTTAGGTTATTATCTAAATGGTACTGTAAGGATGGTAATCCTATTAATTTTTTTATTCTTATCATATTATTTCATTTCAGGGTGGAAAAGGAACTTAACGATTTTAGCATCTTTTGCAACTTCTTTACCGTCTATTTCTATCCCAATCGGGTAAGGTTTAGTTTTATCATCTGCCCAATATGCTACATCGTAACTTTTATCTTTATTACTAGTAACTAGTAGTCCTCTGTTGTATGTATCTTCTTCTGCTTGCAGGACAACCATTTTATCAGTAGGTAGAATCATATCACCCATTAGTTTAATATCTCCTTCGTCATACCCGTCGTCATTATACCTATTTTCTTCGTTAAGAATTATACTACTTAGTTTCATTAAAATCTTTTCTATAAAATTTACCGAGGATATTATCATTAATATACCTATCTTCTTGTTCTAATACCTCATTTATAAATAGGTATTTACACTCGTAATAAGTAAGTAATTTTTTATTAGGAACAAAACAAAGTATTTTTCTAACGAAATCAGTAGGTTCTCCTTTCTTTAATATGTTTAGTATATCTTTATGAGAACCATAATAATCTTTCCAATCTGATTCGGTAACTACTTTCTGTTTGAGTGGTACTCTTCCTCCTATTCCTTTTGCTTTCCTTTCTTCTTTTAAAGCTTGTAATGCTTTTTTCCCTAATTTTTTATTACGTTCAAAATATAGTACTTTTTTTCCTATATATTTTCTACCTGTAGGTTTATGAGTAGTTTCGTAAATAAATCCATAAGTACCTTTAGGCATATCGTTTATAGCTGTAATTATAGTATTTTTATAAGTCCAGCCAGGCATTGTTACCATCATTTTTTTATTGAATTAATAATTTTGTCTACATCGAAAACCTCATCTAAATTTTTATAAGGACAAGAAGTAACATCTTGTGCTAAATTAAATGGCTGATATAAATTATTAGGAAATGAAGGAGTTAAGGTAAATTTATTTGCTAAAATATTATCATGCATTTCATAACCAAAACATTCAGGTTTAGTAGTTACCCAACATACTGTAGAGGGTAAGTCAAAAGCAGCAGATAAATGCTGCGTGAATGAGTCTATTAGTAATCTTTTTGAAGCTAATTGTAGTAGTATGGCTATACTTCTAAAATTATCCAAAGCATGTAAGGTATCGGGATATACTTTTTGATTTTCTCTTTTAATATGTACTATAGTATAATCGTTTTTAAATTCTTCTATTATCTTTAATACTGTAGGTTCAGGTATATCTCTAGTCCAAGAGTAATTATAATTTAAATTACTAGGTCCACCGTTAGGTTGTATCGCTAAAATAGGTTTAGGAGTCTTATAAAACGGTTTAAAATATTCTACCTCTGATTCGGTTAGGTATATTTGAGGTGTTTCACCGTTGTAAGTAAAACCCCATTGCTTAGCCCAGATGTTAAATAAATGATCCTGTTCTAAAATAAAATCGGAATGTGTATAAGGGTCTGAAAATAAAATTTTTACGCTATCTTCTTTACCCTTGATATAAGTCTCGTAATATGGTCCATGCTGACCGTTTGCAGTTACGTTATTAACTAGAGGATTATGTTTAAAAACTTCAGGATAAGAACATACTACATTAATTTTTGATTCGGGGTATTGTTTTGCAATAACTTTTAAAATAGCAGTAGACATAATATGTTTGCCTAAACCGCCTTCTACGTGGAATATAACCATAATATTAATTAAATTTATAGACTACCAAGGAAGTCCAATTGCCTCAGTTCTAGCATTGTACTCTGCTATTTTTACTGCCACTGAAGCTGAATTAGCAGTTTGTATAGCGTTTGTATCTAAACTACCTGTAATCCATCCTAATACTGTATCTTGAGTTAAATTTTCGTACTGTACAAAATCTGCATCTGAAGCCTCTTTAGGAGGTAGGTTAACCTCTCCTGATGTTATTTCAGCAAACATATCATCTTCTCTGCTTTTGCAGTAGTAAGAAGCAGTTGTTATCAGGCCGTCTGCTGTATTCCTTGTTAAATCATTTATATACCATCTATGAATCATAGTTAAAAATTTATTTAGTTTTATATAATATAGTTAAAAAATTATTAATTAACAACTTATAGCATATTACTATTTTATCCAGCAGATACTTTTAATGTTCCACTATCATTCCACAATTGACCTGCGTTAGATGGGTCAGAAGTAGGTAAGTTAGCTAAAATGACTACGTTATTTAATCCACTTGAACCTGTAGAGTAGAAATTATTTACAAATGTAGTATTAGCTGCTGTTGATGTAATATCTTTACCAATTGCAAACGAACCTGTATGAGCTACTGTATTATTACATCCTCCTAATATACCTGTGTAATCCTTCGTAACAATGTTACTCCTTCCACCAACAACTGATGAATAATTACCACCTGCCGCATTTAGACGACCTCCACCTACAAAACTCCAATCTCCTGAACCGGTATTATACTGCCCTCCTACTAAAACAGATTGTCCAGATGATGCAGCTATACAGTTATTTAACCCTCCACCTATAACACTAAATTGAGACAGTACTTCATTACAAGAACCTCCTGCTATTACTGTAGTACAAGCTGAAGCTGAGTTACACGTGCCACCGCCTATAAATGCTCGAGAAGTGTAGGCTGCATTTGCATAGTTTTTAAATCCTCCGGCAATCACCGAAGTACCACCTGCAATATTAGCAGCTCCCCCGCCTATAACTGTGTAAATTCCTCGAGCTTTATTATTAGATCCTCCTACTATCGTAGCATACTTACCAGCAATGGTATTTACACCTGAGCCAGAATCAAATAGTGAACCGCTGTATGCAATTTCATTACCTTGACCTCCTCCAATAAAATTCCAAAAATCTGCACATACAGCAGATCCGCTTATCTTATTATTATTTCCACCAACAATTACTGATTCACCAGAACCTATTATTACATTTCCTTGACCACCTGCTATAACGCTATTTCCTTCAGTAGAAGAACCAGATATACTATTTGTTCTACCTCCTAGTATGCTAGAAAATGGTTGGTGATCAATAGTATTCGAACCTGTAGCAGGCATTCTAGTATCTGCAAGTCCAGAAGTACCGTTACTACCGGTTACAAAAACTTGGAATTTAGTATCAACTCCTACATTAGTAAGACCTGTACCATCACCAGTAAATGATGCTGCTGTAATATTACCACTAGCACTTACGTTAGCTGATGCTGTAACATTAGCATTTAAATTAATACCAGCTTTTGGGGCAATTTCTTGACCAACATTAAGAATATTATTTACTACAAATAGATCAGGTTTGTTACCTGAAGTGCCAAAAGTATAACCTGAGTTTGCATCTTCTCCTGAAGCTACAAATTCGGTTGCATGAATAAATTGACTACCTGTAATATCACCAGAAGCTGTTATTGATCCAGTAATTATTACTCCACCTGCAGTTGTTTCGAATTTTTTTACATTATCGGTATATAATTCTATACCTGCATCTTTAGTAAATCTTGCAAAAGTTTCACCTGCTTCACCGGATTTTATTTCTATTTCATTATTAGATAATAACATCAAGTCTCCTGAACCACCTTCTTGTATTATAGAGTTATTTCCTATATTTTTATATATTTGGAAATCACTATCCATAATAATTTTAGAAGTATCAGTCATTACTATATTCTTGCTAGCAGGAATAGAAACTCCTGAGGCTGTTAAACTACCGTTTATAGTAACTTGATCTATAGAAAAATCTCCTTCTATTAATGCACTACCTGTTGTATTATTAATGTATAATCTATTATTTATATCTCCTGATAAAACTGATGGTCCTGCCATATGTCCTAAAAAGACATTACCAGCTGAGCTTCCGGTAGCAAATCTACCAGCACAGTGTCCTATAGCAGTATTACAGTTTCCTGTATGGGTACCAAATAGGGCACAGAAACCAAGAGCAGTATTTCTATCTCCTGTATCGTTTGCTACTGCTGCCATTGCTCCTACTATAGTATTTTCATCTCCTGAGTTATCATTACTTAGAGCGCTAGCTCCGATTGCAACATTATTATCACCGTTATTATTTAAAGCTAAAGCTCCAAAACCAACTGCAGTATTACTATCACCTCCAGTATTAGTTTTAAAAGCGTTATGCCCTATACCTACATTTCTACATCCTGCCGTATTTTCTTTCAAAGCTGCAAATCCAAAACCAGTATTTTTATTAGTAGTTATATCGTCATCTTCACCTGCTTGATCTCCAAAATATGTACTTTCCCCTAAACCTGTTTGAGTTACTCTACCCTGTATTTCTAAAGAACCTGAAAAAGAAGCAGAACCTGTATGAGAACCGTCAAATTCTGCGGTGACTCCTGTCAAAGAAGAACCATCTCCTGAAAAAGAAGTAGCTGATATAGATCCTGTCATATCTACAGAACCGGTCATTACAGCGCTACCGCTAAAATTTCCATCCCATGAACCGGTTACTCTAGTTAACGATGAACCGTCTCCTATAAAGGTACCGTTGAAAGTTGAAGAACCACTAGTTTCAAATGAACCTGTTATTTCAAGTGATCCTGATAATATTAAACTGCTATTTAAATTTAATGCCATAATTTATTGAATTCTGATTGCTAATACGTTACCTGATCTATATATACCTCCTAAAGGTACACCTCCGGCTGCTGCTTCTGTATCACCTGCAAAATCTAAAGAAGAAGATACTTGAGTTAATATTACATGGCCTCCTTCTATAGTTACTGATGTAGATGCTGCATTACTTTGAGTAACTAGTAATGAACCTGTAATAACAGCGTCTCCATTAAATGGAAATCCAGCACCTGATATTCCTGATAGTCCAGAACCATCTCCTACGAATGAACCGCTAAATAACGAAGCAGATACTTGACTGTGTACCGTTAATTGACCGGTTCTAAAATCTCCTCTTATTAGTGAACCTGAGTTATCACTAGCAGCATTTCCTATATATAGCTGATGATCTTCTTGAGTTAATGTTGCAGGTCCAGCACAATGCCCTATATATACGTTACATCGTGAATTAGTATCTGCTTTCCTTCCTGCAAAATGACCTACAGCTACGTTATTAGAAACGCCTGTTTTAAATCCTAATGCACATCTACCGATAGCTACCGAGTTATTAGAAGTTCCTGTAAGAGCTTTAGATCCTACTACAACATTATAACTACCCTGATTAGTAATTCCTGCTTGGTAACCAATAAATACTCCGTAAATACCAGCACCCATTCTTGCTGCATCATAACCAATAGCAACTTGTGCGGTTGGGGATCCTGCATATAGAGCTTGATAACCTAATGCAACGTTTTGTCTAGCATTATTAGCTACTTTCATAGCATTATGCCCTACCGCTGTGTTACCGCTACAAATAGAATCTCCTATTTCTAATCCAGTGTTGTTACACAAGGCATTTGTTCCTACAGCTACATCTTCGTTAGTACCTACTCCTTTTTTACCTGCGTTATTACCTAAGTATACATTCTCAGATCCAGAAATTAAACTAGCTCCTGCTGCTACTCCGATAGTTAAGGTATTTCTAGAAACGGTTGAATTAGGTAACGAACCGCTTCCTATTGATATATCTAATAATTGACCTCTATTAGATATTAAAATATTTTTATCTATGGTAGTTTCTCCTAGTAACGAAATAGAAGGACTAGAACCAGAAACTACTAATGATCCTGTTATACTTGAATCTCCATTCCTACTACCATCCCATTCTCCTGCAGTAATACCTGTTAATCCAGATCCATCACCCGAGAAAGAACCGCTGAAAGACGATCCTGAAATTGCTGTTGAATTAGTTAAATCTACTAAACCACCGCTAACTATCAAAGAGCCTGAAATGACTGCAGTCCCTGCAAAAGGGAAATTACTTAAACCTGTAAGCCCGCTACCATCTCCTATATATGAACCTGAAAATGATCCTGAAAGTATACTTCCTGAAGCTTGAGCTCCATTAATATTTAGATTAGTTAAACCTGATCCGTTTCCTTCCATCGAACCGCTAAATGAACCAGTTACAGCAACTGCGTTAGAAAAGTCTACACTTACATTCGAGCCTGATACTACAAACGAACCAGTAATACTAGCATTTCCATTTCTACTACCATCCCATTCAGCAGTAGAAGTAATACTTGTAAGACCTGACCCATCTCCGAAAAATCCTACTGATGAGGATATGCTTCCGCTTATTACTATATTATTATTTATGATATGTTCGTTAGCCATGCTTTAAAAATTTATACTTGTCGTTTAAATGCTGTAATTAACATATTAATGTGATATGTACCGCTACCAGCGTTAAGTTTTAATATTGCTGTTGATCCGTCTGAATCTATACTAAATGATGTACCTACTATATTTCCTGTTGCAATTGTATGAGAATCGTTCAGAGTTTCTCCTCCTGCTTGATCCCAAGCACCTAATAGTGTACCTATTTTTTTCTCATCTTCATCGTTATCGAATAGAGAATAGTCTGCTTTAAAACCAGTATAACCGGTTGAAGATATAGCAAAACTCTGTATATTATGAATACCGGATAAACTTGCAGAATGAAAATGTATCATTTCAACTCCTGGTCCTCCTGGATATCCAGATGAACCTAATGTTACTGTACTAGATACGTCTAAGGCTCCAGATACTATCAATGATCCTGTTATGCTTGAATTACCGTTTCTTGAACCGTCCCATTCTGAAGTAACTCCTGTAAGCCCTGAGCCGTTACCTACGTATGAACCGCTAAACGATCCACTTACTCCTGCTTCAGCTAAAGTAAAGTCTATATTTTGATTAGATCCAGAAACTAATAAGGAACCTGTTATTACTGCATCTCCATTAAGAGGAAAAGCAGAAACTGTAATACCTGTTATACCTGAACCATCTCCTTGGAATGACCCTGTGAAAGAGCGTGCTTCAACTGAGTGACTTACGTGTAACGAACCGCTTATAGTAACAAAAGGTTTTGATTTAGCGAAGGAACCTCCTATAAGTGGGTAACCTCTATCGTTACTAATATATAATTTATTAGATTCAGTATTGGGCATGTTGTCAAAAGCAACACTAGGTCCAGCACATCTTCCTATGTACACATTGCAATTACCAAATTTAGCTTCAGCTCCTGCACCAAATCCTAAAGCAGTATTTCCAACACCGTCCGAGGAGTTTATCCCTATTGAACAACGTAAACTACATCCACCTACAGCTGTATTATCTCTTCCGCATTGATTTACGTATAAGCTACATTCACCTATACCTACATTATTATTACCGTGGTGAGGATTTCCAGACATTGCTTTGCATCCTATAGCTATATTATTACATCCTAATGCAGGATTAAAAGAGCCTAAAGCTCTATACCCTATTGCTACTCCACCTCTACCTCTTGCAACTCTACTAGCTTGATACCCTACTGCTACACCTCTTTGAATTCCACATGTAGCTGCCGACTTACCTATAACTACTTGATCCCCCGTAATAGTATGTGTAGCTGCGCCATGTCCTATAAATACACTATTTGTAGTACTACTAACATTAGTTGGACAGTCACCTTGACCGAGGAGTATATCTTTACCTATAGCTATGGTGTTATTAGAAGGATTAAAAATTTCTATATCACCATCTATGATAGTTTTACCTATTAAATTAATAGAAGAGCCAGATGGGAAAGTACTCCCAGATACTTCTAATGAACCGGTAATTAATGTGGAACCTGTAATTACAGTAGGGCCTTGTACTCTTAAGCTGCCGGTTATTTCAGCTGAACCTGAAAAAGGAAATCCAGTAGCTGTAATGCCTGTTAGGCCTGATCCGTTTCCAACAAATGAACCGGAAAAGATTGAACCTGATATAGCAGTTGTATTTATGAAATCAACATTAATTGATGATCCGGATACTATGAGAGAACCGCTTATCTGCGCATTGCCATCTAAAGTCCCATCCCATTCAGCTGATGTAGTTACTCCTGTTATACCGCTTCCATCTCCTACGAATGAACCGCTAAATATTGAAGCAGATACTTGAGAATTAATAGTTACCTGACCAGTTTGAAAATCTCCTAATATTAAAGGAGTATCTGTTGCTTGGTTATTTATGTATAATTTTTTAGACTGCGTAGTAGTTGAGCTAGGTCCTGCTCCGTATCCTATGTAGATATTACAATTACCATTGGTATTGTTTTGACCTGCTGTATCTCCTACTGCTACATTTTTAATACCTGTAGTCATAGTAGATAAGGTAGAATGTCCAAGAGATACGTTATTACTTATACTAACACCTGCTACTAAAGAGCTTCCTCCTATACCTACGTTATTATTACCGGCTATATTAGTTGCTACTGATTTACCTATTAATACGTTGCATTCAGCTGATCCAGGTGAAGAGCCTGCTAGAGAACCAACTAAGGTATTATCATCACTGTCACCTAAGACTAACCTACCGGTTACTGTTAGTACATCACCGTCAAAAGTAAAATTACTTTCTCCCTGTATAAGACCGGATGTTCCTGTTGCCGTAACTACCCTATTATTGCTATTACCAGATATGGTTAAACCTCCTGAACCTCCACTTAGAGGGATAATATGCTTATCAGTTCCGGTTAAAGTGTCGAAATGTAAATGAAGAGTATCTCCACCGTCTTCTATAGAACTTGAATAGATTAGAGATCTGAAATTATTGTCCATCTCTTGATGGGTCAGAGCACTACCTTTTACGAGTCTATAAGTTAATCCTGGTATCGCCATTTTATATTTTTATTATAAATATCTTTTTTTAATTCTTTATTATCCTTTATACATTATAAATGCTAATGCATAATACGGTGGTATCACAGTTGCTGCATTCATAGTTAGAGAACCAGATGGTGCAACAGTTGTAGCTATAGTCATTACTGCGTCGCTAGTTCCTAAACTACTTGCATTATTATCACTTGTTCTAAATAGTCTTCTTTTATCCCCGCTACTATTAGAGCTATCAGCATCATACCCAAATATTTGTCTCAAGCCAGATTGAGTACCGGTTGCTCCAGTTCCGCCGACATTGTCATAGGAATTAGTACCACCACTGCTGTTTGCAGGACTCATACCATTGTATAGATTATCATCTCCTACAAAGAAGTGATGGTGAGGAGGAATATTTTCTTTAGTAAGCTTGGTTATAGTTAAAATACCGCTTGGAGTAAATGTTGGTGATGCTGATGTTACTGCGCTTGATCCTGATACTGTTGTTGTAGGGGCACCTGAAGTATTACTAGCTCCTGCTATAAATCGGTCTCTTAAATCAGGAGTACCGTTATCACCGTCACATAAATAAAAACCTGCAGGTAGAGCATCAACTGCTCCTGACCACATTATAATACCTCCGATCGGTACTGGTGCTGCCTTAGACTTATGTACTTTACCTACAGCATCTACACCGATAACGGTTACATCGCCTACGGTTTCTTCGTCCGGTACAGTTCCTATAGAAACATATCCTGAACTCGATACGTTACCTACAATATTTAATCCAGTAACTGATCCTCTTTGAGTATTAATTCCGTGTTTACCATCTACTCTAAAAGATGCTAACATACAAGCTGTATTGTCAGTTACTCTATCAGTAGAAAAATCTGATTGTTGAGTACTAACTATATTAAATGCTTCTTTTTTGCTAGTATCTGTATTAACATTTAATACTACATTTCCTCCTTCGTTGCCGTTAGGTGAAGAAATTAAAAGGCCTGCTGGGTTTGATGAAGCAGGTATAAAGAAAGATCCTACTGAGTCAGTAGCATTTAGAATGTCTCCATAAAGAGGCTGTAAGTAACTTTCATTTTCTGCTATACCCGCTACAGATATTCCTAAACCGGGTGTTCCAGCTACTGATATATTTCTGTTAGGACTTTGAGTTCCTACGCCAAATGTTTTATCTCCATTATTTAATTTAGTAAAAGTACCTACTATTGCATCTGAGGTAGATAGGATTTGATCATCAGTAATTGATATATTTATTTTACCAAACTCGGTACCTCCGTTTAATTTAAAAGTATGACCAAAGTATATATGTTGATCATTAATATTAGTTCTACCTATAGAACCTAATACATTGGAATCTTCAATAAACTCTAAGTTAGCTTTTTGTGCAGATTCAACTGTGCTTAAACCTCTTAGTCCTATATTTGCAGGTCGGCTTTGTTCAGCTGTTACTGTTATCTTATAGCCGTTATCAGGATTACCCCCGATGCCCATTGCATTTTTATCTTTATTAAAAGTAAAAAGAGTATCAGCTCCAAAGGAACCGTCATCGTTAAACTGAATCTGTGAGTTAGAACCAGCTGCTACTGCTTCCGGTATATTTATTTCTGGGGCTGTTGGAAATGGGATTTCTTGATACCTATCAGGAGCAAAATCTAAACCGCTTTCATTTAATGCAGAACTACCGGTATAGAATAATCTCATTTTAGTACCTGTAGGATCCAAAGAACTAGAATAGAAAAACGAAGATTGGTTTCTATCCATTTCGTGGTAGGTCAAGGCTGAGCCTTTGTTTACTCTAAGAACTATACTCATTTTATTTTTTTTAAAATTTTTATGTTAATCCTCGGCCGACAAGGAGCCCGATGACCCCGGTATACATCAACCAACATTATGTTAACTTTATGTTTCCATAAAGATCGGACTATATCATCAGAATAAATTCTGCTGGGCGCTAATTCTGGTTATTAAGAGAACCCTTTTTCTCTCCAGTAGTCTCTGAACCTTCTATAAGATGGCTTATAGCTTGGCTGCTGATTGTCCAATCTTTAACATTGTTACGCTTCGGTAGTTAAAGCTCTAAGGAGTTTCCAGCAATTCACCCAGTTTAATGAGGACTTATTTTTTTCTTATATTTTTATTTTTTAATTAATATTTACTAGTTTGACTGTTACTACTATTTGCAATAACTGTATCATCGCTAGCACTTGGGTACTCAAAATCAAAATCGCAACTTGGATTGCTTTCTAATAAATAGCTCATTATCTTATCTCTAAAGAAAGCTATTGATCTATCTAAAGGTTGATTTGGATTGGGAGAATAAGTTGTGTTAGCTGGGATACTACTTGATGTACGGAAATAACTAAATGTATATAAAAGAGAGTTGTTACCGTCGTACGTAATATCTACTTTAACATCTACATAACATCTTGGTACTTCACTTTCTCTATTTATTGGACTATTAGAATGCTCTCTAAACTGGGCAGGAAGTTCATTGGTAATATTTTGATGAATTTTTCTAAAATTACCTACCGTTCCTGGTTCAATATTATTATTTTTAGGTATGGCTGTAGCTAACGTTCTTTTTCTAAATAATTCATAACCTCCTGTATCTAAGTATTTTTTGTCTCCAGATTTAGGTTCATTACTCCAGGTAGTACCATGACCGTTTTTTCTATAATAATTTCTAAAAGTAAAGAACATACTACAAGGAGGGCCTGATACAGTATATGGATTAGGATTTTCAGAACCAGTTACAGCGGCAGCAATTCTACCACCTAAAAGTCTATCTGAACCAAAATTCATATCTAACTTTAAAATTACTGACATGTCGGTATCGGTAGATTTAGGAGTAGGTCTTCCTAATTTTCCTACTGCAATTAATTCATTACTATCATTGTATAAACCTACAGTTGTAAAATAAGGCTGGAAAAAAGAACCGGTTACAAAGCTTTTAGCTAATCCGTCAGAATTTTGTAATATAGTCTTATTCAAAGAGTAGTTAAATTCATTAGTTTTAAATTTACAGTGATAATTATGAGTAAAAATAGGTAAATTTGATTTCCACTTAAGTACTGCGTTAAAGTAACTGTTATAGTACATAGCTACTATTTCGTCTGTAATTATTAACTGTCCGTGGGTATATATAACATTACCTACATATTTTCTCGGTTCTGAAAATTTAAAGTAAAGTCTACCTTCACCATCGTCAACTATATCATTACAAGATCTTGCTGAGGTAGAATGAACTATGTACTCTTTGGTGCTTTCATCTACATATGAATCTTCATCTGCTAAATAATCTAATTCAGTTAAGGTACAGTTAGGATTTGAGCTGCCGAATAAATACTCTACATTTTCTATATATAGGTTATTTGCGACGTCAATAGAATCGACTCCTAAATCAGTTGAGTAGTTGTTATCCATATAGTTGTCTAAACTACCAGTACCTTCACTACCGCTGTTAAAAAGATCAGGAGTAATAGATACAGAAAAAGGTTCTATATGAGTACCGTACATTTCTTTTGGTAAAGAAAAAATTGCTACCCTATTATTTAAGTAACGAGAACCGCTGACTTCAAAAGATGATTGTAAATAGCTTTCGTAAGAACTCGATGTCGTTAAAATACCTTGTTGAAATTCATTATAGTATAGATGATGTATACTATCGTAAATAAGTTGGCTGTTAAATGCAGTACTTGAAGTTGTAGCTTGATTACCTGCTATAGTAGTATCCGAATCAAATTCTAATAGGTTTTCATAACCTACCATTCCTTTGATATTATTTATACCAAGCTCTCTATATTGACTTCCACTTACTATCCACGATTTACGTGAGGTATAAGTCGATATATATGCATCTTGTTGATTTAATTTTTTGTAAGCACTCATTCATTAATAGTCAAGCTTAATTCTTACTAATGCTTCTTTTGTAAAATCTTTTAATAAAGGTCTAGATAATTTAGCAACACCTAATAAATCGTTATCATCATTGTAAAGACCTACTGTTGTAATATATGCTTGAGGTGTATTTATCATTACGTTATGTCTAAGCTCTCCAGATGACGTAACATTTGAAGGATTAGTAGAATAATTAAACTCGCTATTTCTTACCCTAACGAATACAAAATTTGAAGATATAGTTTCTTCAGATTGTAACTTAAATGAATCACCAGCTTTAACTGCATCGAAGAAAATATTAGTATTTTTAGTTGCCGAAGATGCTACACTAGTAGAAGTCTTAATATCTAATCCTTTATTAGCTTGAGAAGCATTAATTAAAGCTCCGTTAAAAATAATAACACCTACGTCAGGTAAAAATTTACCGTAACTAGCTCCATCTACTAAACCTGTACCTCCAGGAACGTTTGCTCCTGTTCCATCAGACCCGCTAATTATATCAAATACTCTACCTGCATCTACGAAAGAAGTAGTTGATACATCGTTACTATTATCTGTTAAATCTAGAGTAATTTTATTAGCTCCCGAACCACTAGTTAGTTTAATGTTAAAAGTACCTGGGAAAAGTTTTTCTTTATATCTTGCTCTATCAATAGAAATAACATAGATATCGTCTGAGGTGCCTCCTTGAAAAGTAAAATCTACTTCTTCATCACCGAATACTAAATTTCTATACTGTCCGTATATTGTAGAAGAAGGTGATTTACCTGCTACGTTCGTATTATAAGGAGGTGTTCCTAAACCAGTCTTGTGTCCATATGCTATAGCGAACTGTACTCTACTTGTACTATTATCAGTTGCTTTATGAGAAACTTCGGTATAGAAATTACCTGTATTACTAGCTATCTGTCCTGCACTGGTAAAAAATCCAAAAGGGGATTCTGTTTTTAACTCCACTGCTCCTGTACTCCATGCTGGGGAGACAACTGATTCTGCGCTTATTGAAATATCTTCAGGATCTAATCTTTTAAATGACATATCTTATTAATTATTTACTCTAACAATAGTTACCGGTACTGTTACTCTGGCTCCAGAATCTCTACCTATGATTGTTATGGTTGTTTGTAAAGTTGTTTGACCAGCAAATAAAGTATTTACTGTTGTTCCGGTTAGGTTGATAGACGTTCCTATAACTGTTTTAGATACATTTGTACCTAAAGTTGTAGTAGAATTTAATCTTTCAGCCTCGGGAGTATTAATTCCTACACCGTTATATGTAGATAATACCCTAGCATCTGCTATTGTAGCTACATACCCTCCTGTTTCGAAAGTTTGAGAAGAACCTAAGTAATTAAGAGTTTGAGGAGTAATAGCAAGAGCAGCTCCTTGTTTTAATCTTATTGAAGTAAAGCCTACATCTAATACAGGAAGTTTAGCAGTACCTCTAGGTAAGGTAGTCAGTTTATATTTCATTATTTGAGTTTCATCTGGAAAGGCTTCTAACAGAGGTAAGTTTTCTATAGCTTGACCGTAGTACTGCGAACCTAAAGGATGGTTAGGATTATATAAAGTATAATCTATCTCATCATCTGAAAGTGCAAATTGAGTAATTTTGAAAGAACCATCTCCTCTTGCGAGCAGTTCTCTACCTTTTTTAGTTAATATTGCATCAACTGTTACTATTGAATTATCTAAGTATCCCATATCTTATTTATTATATATTATATAAATATCTTGTTTTATAGTTTTAATCATTACCTCCCGGAGTATCATCATCTATACCTAATAATAGAGGCGGTGGACATATTGAAGAACTAAAAACAGTTCCAAATTCATCTGTATGAATTAGGTAATTTCCATTTCTTACAAATACTATAGACGAACCTACGCTATCTAATTTTGTATCAAATTCGTCTACTTGTACTACATCTACTTTATCAACCTTAAAAAATTCAGTACCATCGGATATAGTACCTGAACCTCCTAATTGAGGATTAGATCCGCTAAAGTACCTTCTTTGTAATATTATTTTTTGAGTTGATATATTGTGTTCTAAAACTCTCATTAATTCAAAGTTCCCCTCAAATAAAGAAGAGGTAATTTCTGTAGTAGTTAAAATATCTCCTACATCTATAGAAGGTGTCATTTGACCTGAAAGTTGAGCAGTATAGGTGTAATCTAAAGATACATCGTTAGTTGTTAAAGCACCGTTTGCTGCTATACCTGACGTTAATGTTCTAAAAGTAGGTAATATAGTTTGACCTGAGTGTAGTAAGCTAACTGTTATTTCATCTACAGGACTACCTATTATTCCACAAGCTACATCTTGGCTAGTTCCTCTAG